TCGAAGGCACACACAAGGAGAACATGGCTCGCCTTCTCGAGAACCAGACCGCACAGATCCTGAAGGAGTCCAACTCACTTTCACAGGGTGGCGGCTCAACCACAAGCTCCGGTGACATCCGTGGTTTCACCAACATCGCCTTCCCGATAGTCCGCAGGGTCTTCGGTGGACTGGTTGCAAATGAGCTGGTCTCCATCCAGCCCATGTCGCTTCCAAGCGGCCTCCTCTTCTACCTGGATTACACCTACGGCACAAACCGTGGTGGCAACATGGGCGTTGATGGAACCGGCGCTGGTGACTACAAGACCTACACAGCAGGTCAGTCAATCTACAACAACCCAGTTGGCAAGGGTGTCCAGAGCGGATCTCTTGGTGTTGGCGGCCAGTACGACCTCGTCGGCTCCGGCTACTCCAAGGTTCACGTCTCCGGTACTCTGACTGCAGTTCAGGTCCTTGATTTCGGTGCATACAACGGTTCCGGTGTCTGGACTGCCGAGACCGCCGCCTCCACATCAGGAAGCAACGGCCGCCTCCTGCAGTTCGACCCACAGGTCAGCACTCTGATCGATGGCACACCGGCAGGCGTGTTCTCGTTCGTTGTTGTCAAGGGCGACAAGTTCGAGGGAACTGACGCTTCGACTGTGAAGGAGATTGGTCTCTTCCCAGGTGGAGCCACCGTGCTCGCGGCGTCTACAGTCGGTGCACCAGTTGCAATCCCAGGTTCAATCCAGGGTGGCAATGTCCTCAACGTCCGTCGCCTCAACCAGGTCGGATCTTGGGACTCAACAGCAAAGACCTTCACTCCGAACGGTATGCTTACCCTCGGAGCAAGCGCAGCTTCCACCACTGCCGTCCTCTTTGTTGTGTCAGGTGCCCTTGACTCCGCAGACGACGCCAACGGCGCCCTCGCAGTCTCCTGGCTGAAGGAGTCCAGCCTCGATACGTCGGAAGGCACAGGTTCAACCCTCACCATCCCGGCCTTTGAGTCCGACTTCGGTACCTCGCCCTCACCGGCAATCCCCGAGATCGACATCAAGATCGAGTCAATCGCGGTCACTGCAACGACCCGCAAGCTCCGCGCTCGCTGGTCACCAGAGCTCGCCCAGGACCTGAATGCCTACCACAGCCTCGACGCTGAGGTCGAACTGACCCAGATCCTCTCCGAGCAGATTGCCCTTGAGCTTGACCGTGAGATCCTCAACGACCTCCTGGTCCAGGCCTCAGGTGCAAACTACTTCTGGTCACGCAGCCCAGGCAAGTTTGTCAACAAGACAACTGGTGCTGAGGTCGCTCGTGCTTCAACGCTCAACCCAGGTCCTGCCTTCACCGGCACGGTCCGTGAGTGGTACGAGACCCTCATCGAGACTGTGATCGACGTCGCCAACGAGATCCACCGCAAGACCCTCCGTGGTTCGGCCAACTTCATCGTGGTTTCACCCGATGTGGCAACCGTCCTCGAGGCTTCGGTCCTCTACAAGCCCGTCTACTCGATCGACGGCTCCGGCCAGGTCGGCTCCCCGATGTCCATCGGTGCCGAGAAGATCGGTACCCTCAGCAACCGCTTCACGGTCTACAAGGATCCTTACTTCCCAAGGAACAAGATCCTCGTCGGCTTCAAGGGCGGCAGCTACCTCGAGACCGGATACGTCTACGCTCCTTACGTTCCGCTGATTGTGACCCCCACAATCTTCGCTCCTGAGGACTTCACACCGAGGAAGGGCGTGATGACCCGTTACGGCAAGAAGATGGTTCGCTCCGACTTCTACGGCACGGTCACCTGCCTCGATATGAACATCATCTGATGTTCTAGCCAATAGGCGACTGGTCGGCCATCCTTCGGGGTGGCCGATTCAGTTTTAATCGACTGGGTTGTATAGTTATCGATAAGCCCAATCCAAGTGAACACCTGACACCGACAGGGGATTGGAAGCATTCGGAGCAAAGGAGGTTCACATGCCAAAGGTTACATTCACATCAGGCAAGGGCCTGGTTCAGGAAACAGGATCAGCAGACTTCAACCTTTCAGGTGAGGGAGTTCTTTTCGGACACAAGAGCAGGGTTGAGACACTTGCAACCGCCACAACACTCACGGCAGCCGACAGTGGAAAGGTCTTCCTTCTGGTTCAGGCCGGAGCTGACAGGACAGCAACACTTCCAGCTGCCGCATCCGGTCTTCACTTCAATTTCATCCTGAAGACAGCTGCTGCAAACAATTGGGATATTGTGCAGGCAGCCGCAGCCCAGGACTTTGTCGGAACGATCGTTGATGGTGCAGGCTCAAGCGACACGGCGACGACCACCGACACGAAGGTCACGTTCGTCGGTGGCACGGCAGTCGCTGGTGACCAGATCGAGTGCTGGAGCGACGGTGACGACTGGTATATTCGTGGCACCAGCGACGCAGCAGGTGGCATCATCTTTGCATGATCCTTTGATCTGATCAACTTCAGCGGGGGCCCAGCGTCCCCGTTGTCGTTTTTGTGAATGTGTAATGTGCATCAAGTTGATGATAGATAATCAGTGTGGAGAAATTGAGATGAAGAAGCTTACAGAAGCCGAGCTAAGGAGAATTGTACTGCAGGAGATGCGAGCAGCCCGGAGGGGACCATCGATGGCATCTTTCCTATTTGAAGACGACTCTTCGGCCGGAATCGAGAAGTCAGGATCCTCCGCAGGTGGCGTAAAGTCTTCCGACCTGATCAAGATGACTCTCGGTGATTTTATCACCCAGGTGGATTCAAATCAGAAGGATGTCCTCAGCGCAATTCTGTCTGGGCAGAGTGATAAGAACCCTGATGATGACAAGGCAAGCATTGAAGCTACAGACATTCCGGTAATGAACCTTTCTCCGACCCAGAGCGAGGTTGTTATTGACAAGTCTCTTCCATTCACACTTGGAAAGCCAAACCTCTTCAAAAACTACATCACTACAAACGGACCCTTTGCTGTGGGAGTTCCTGGCAAGAATGATGCCATCATCACTCTCAATGGCAAGTTCGTGATTGATGGTCACCACAGGTGGTCATCTCTCTTTTGTTTCAATCCGCTCGCCTCAATCAAGGCCTTCAATATCTCGATGCCAGGCCTAACACCGAACCAGGCCCTCATTGCAACCCAGGCAGCAATTATCAGCAAGGCAGGCAAACGGCCTACAGCATCGGGTGGTGGTGTCAATCTATTCAATTCGAACAGGGGAGATATCAAGGCGGTTGTCGACCAGGTCGTTAACGATGAACTTTCCAAGGCATATGCTGCTTTCATGAATGAGACAAGCATTGTCAAGAGGATGGAAGAAATATCAGGCGCGAAGATTGGTGACATAAAGGAATCAAGACTCCTCTCGAGAATACTTGAGGCAGATTCAGCAATGGGAAGCTTGGGGCCGACGCTTATTAGAGCAAAGCTGACAGCATTCTGCTGGGGCAACGTTCAGAAGCTTCAGACTCGCACTCCTATTCCTGGTGCTACGGCAAGGGAGGACATGCCACAGGCCGATGTTGTTGGACCTGTCTCGGCTACTGCAGGAACACCTCCCGCTCTTGAGAAGCTTGCACTGGGTGATGTTGATATCAAGGCACCATTTGCAGAGTCTCGCAGGTCAGAAGACGATGTCCTCCTTGAAAGGTGGCAGAAGCTTGCAGGCATCCTGAAGGGCTGATTCTTCCTGGGCGCAAAAGTCCCAGGAAGGGTGCAACGATCCTGAAAAGTATCGTTCACGAACATAGTTAGTCACAGGGAACCGAATATGTCGACATTCACGTCAACCTTATCTCCCACGCCATTCGGCATCTTTGACTCTGACACCGACTTTCAGGCTGATGCAGATAAGATGGTGACATTCGTCAAGAGGAAACTTGGAGATGATGTTCTCTCGGTAGAGCTCACCAAGAAGCAGGTTTGGGCATGCTTTGAGGAGGCATTCTGTGAGTATGGTGCAATAGTCAACCAATACCAGGCAAAGTCTCAATTAATGGACTTTATGGGATATGCCACAGGTTCCATGGCCGGTGCTGAAGCCACATACCCAAGAAACACCCTTGAATTTGCCCTCAGGCTTGCTGAACCTTATGCCGGCCATGCTGGTCTTGGAACCTCGTATGACACCTTGTCAGGTTCTATCGAACTGAAAAATCAGGTTCAGGACTACAATCTCTACACTGATCTCAAGGATGGTGCCGGTATTCCAATTGTGTCCTCATCACTGAATCCGAACCTCGGAAAGATGAGGATACTCGAGGTCTTCCATTACTCACCGCAGGCTGCGTATAGATTCTTTGACACAACATCCGCAATCAACTACCTCAATAATGAGTTCAGCTTCGAGTCATTCACGCCGGAAACAGTCTTCTATGTCCTCCCAGTCTTTGAGGACATTCTTCGAGGTGGTCAGATGTCCATCTCAAACAAGGTGAGACGATCGAACTATAGCTATAAGATCACAGGAAAGAATCTTCGAATCTTTCCAATGCCGACCGCTGACAATCCTCTCAACCTGTTCATAAGGGTTGGATTTGAGATGAATCCTCTCAATCCTGGGTTCAACGACCCAAGCCTGTATGGAACATCTAATATGTCGAACATCCCGTTCGGGAACCTCCGATACTCGAGGGTAAACTCGATAGGTAGGCAGTGGGTGAGACAGTACACGGTCGCTCTGTGTAAGGAGCTTTTGGGGCTCATTCGATCCAAGTTCAGTTCAATCCCAATTCCCAATGCAGAGCTGCAGCTCAATGGCGGTGACCTTGTTTCGGCAGGCAAGGAGGAGAAGGACAAGCTCGTGACTCAACTGAAAGAGATGCTAGACACAATGACCTATGACAAGCTCCTTGAGATGCAGGCCGCCAAGGTTGACAACCTACAGAAAATCTTGAAGGCAATTCCGATTCCTATCGGTCGTGCCATAACGATAGGATAAAGAATGTCTAGGCTCTTCATCACATCGAGGGAGCTGGATCTCATATCTGACCTCACAAAAGAGGTAACAAAGGATGTGATCGGCCAGCGAGTTTTCTACTATCGTGTGAGAGAGGACCTCTCGAATACACATGATGTCTATGCTGAGTCTACAGAAAAGGTCTTTGATCCACCCATAGACATCGACACAAGGATTGAATGGAACTCACCTGACCCGAAGACAAACAACTTCGGCAATGAAGTCTACTACTCGATCATGGTCTATTTCCACTACAGGGACATGTTGGACAAGGGAATAGAGATTAGGACCGGCGACGTGCTTAGTCATGGGACTGTCTTCTATGAGATAACTTCTGTGATACCAACCAGCACGATCTTTGGACAGATAGAGCACTTGACAGGCTACAAGGCAACCTGCAAGCAGGCTCGAGACGGTCTTATCAGCAAGAGGCCCCTCGGTCCCCTCGAGGAGAAGTTCACCGATCCAGACTCAGTGCAGGACACGTTCACTCAGCAGAGAGGACAGTCAGTCAATAGTGAGGGTGAGACGAATGACGTCAGGGACCTTCAGAAGAAGGGAGTCCTCGATGCTCCTGTGACCGGAGCCAAGAGCATAAAGAAGGACAGCGTGTCATCATCCTTCTATGGAGATGACGAATGACGACAAGGTACGACGTCAACAAGGAGGCTGCCCCTGGTAGGCTGTCTCAAGGTTACGAGACCGGTGTAACGCCGACAGAGAGCCTGGTCCCGTCCTGTGGCCCAGAGGACGTTGATAGGGCATTCTTTGAATTCTTCAATTCTAAGCTTCCTCTTTTCTACACATCATCCAAAGAATCAGGTGAGATGAGAAGGGTGCCAATTGTGTTCGCATCAGGTGAAAGGTTTGCCCTTGCTGCAAAGCAGAGGCCCCTGATGGACAAGAATGGCGCACTTATCCTCCCGATGATAGCAATCACAAGGTCAGGAATCTCCCTTGAGAACACAAAGGGGAACGTGATGCTTGATAGGTCACCTGAGGTTGTCATCAAGAAAAGAATATCTGAGGATGACCCACTATACCAGGCGCTACAGGGGACAGACGGCCTTGAGAACACAGGCACAGCACCGCAGACAAGGAATGACTTTTCCTTCTCAACAGGAAGGAACCTGGACCCCAAGATGAAGAAGGGGATCTATGAGATCACCGTCATTCCTGGGCCCAAGTACTTCACCGTGAAGTATGAGATCAACATCTGGGCTCAGTATGTGCAACAGCTGAATGACATAATCCAAGCAATCCTTGGGTCATTTCCCTTCACAGGCCGCTCGGTTAAGGTCGAATCATCAAAGGGTTACTGGTTTGTCGCATTCTTTGGTGAGGATGTTGCAATGGACAATAACCTCGCGGACTTCACCGACAATGAGAGGCTCATCAAGGCCAATATGACAGCAGAAGTTCCTGGTTACCTCGTGGCTCCAGAGTTTCCAGGAAGCCCGAACGGTGTTCGAGTCTACACATCAGCGCCGACAATTACATTTGATATGACTCTATCAGGAGTTCCTCCAGAGACACACGGGGGAAATGTGAACTCAACCAATGTAGATAACCATATACTCACACAAATTGCAACAGAAGACAACGTGGGTCCCCTGCAGTCAATCGGAACTTCACCTGTGGCAACGAACGAGTCAATTCAGGGGTATGGAAGGGAAGGTTCAGCAATAAGTTTGAAGGATCGACCCCTAAATAACTTTAGGACTCAAACACAAGAGATTGAATACACGGTTGACCCAATCACCGGTGAGAAGAAGAAGATAGTTGCAAGGGTCACGTCACACAACCTTCGGAAGGGAGAAAAGACTCTCATATCATTAAATCCGGACAAGGTTTTTAGGTGAGTGTGATTCCGCAGGTTTTGATTGATAGTTACAATAGAGAGCTAAGAGTGAAGGAGAACTAGAATGGCTGAACAGACTTTCAGATCACCCGGCTTCTTTGAGCAGGAAATTGAGCTCGTTGCCGGGGCAATAGAGCCAACTGGAATCCCCGTGGGAGTCATTGGCGCAGCCGAGAAGGGTCCTGCGTTCGTGCCGGTCACAGTACCGAATTTTACAAGTTTCCAGAGCAGATTCGGGGGGACTGATCCCGCGCTTCCTGCAATTTACGCTGTAAGAGAGGCTCTGCGGCACAAGCAGGCACTCACATTCGTGAGAGTCCTCGGCGCCGGAGCAAATTCAACATCAGGTGACATCTCGACAACTCAGACAGATGGCACAGTCAAGAATGCTGGTTTCAAGGTCACTTCAAACACCAGCGACAATGCTGTGGCTCGTCTCGACGGCGCAGTGACATTCATCGCAGCAAAGCACCACATCTCAGCTTCAGGTGGTCCTCGTGAGGAGATTGGATTCCCAATCTTCACTGATAACCCAAGTTTTGATGTAGCCGAAGGGTCAGCCACGACCATCAACCTTGTGAGAGCTGTCATATTCCCTGCATCTGGCTCGAGGGTTGTGACCCTTGGATACGACCAGACGTGGTCCAATACTGCAAACGACAGTGGTTATCTTGGACTAGAGACTGACACCAGTGGACTTGCAAAGAAGTTCAAGCTTGCAATCTCTTCATCTGCGGGCACAGCATTCGCAAATGATGACGGATTTGCAGGTGTCAGGATTCTCACGGCATCTCTCAATCCTTCTGACACCACTTACATCTCAAAGATTCTCAACACAGACCCTGACCTGTTTGCGTCACAAAAGCACCTCCTATACCTTGACTTCCCGATTGAGGATGAGATTGCACCTGTCATTGTTGGTGCAACCGGAAACAGAACTGTCGCTGCCCTTGTTGGAAATTCAACATGGCAGGACACCTTCGGAAGGTTTGACACGAGGTACACGACACCTCGCACACCGGCAATCATCTCACAGCCATTCGGAACTCAGGAGTACGACCTATTCCACTTTGAGACCATCTCAGACGGTGAGTACTCGAACTCACAGTTCAAGGTCTCGATTGCGAACGTGCAGGCAAGCACAGATGAGGCTCGTCCCTATGGAACATTCGATGTCATACTTCGCAGGTTTGCTGACGATGACATCACACCGCAGGTCATTGAGCAGTATGCGCGATGCACCCTCGATCCGACAGCCGACAATTACATTGCCAAGATGATCGGTGATCGAAAGGTCTACTACAACTTTGATACTGATGACAGGAACGAGCGCAGGCTTATCATCTCCGGTAGGTTCCCCAACAGGAGCATCAACTTCAGGGTTGTCATGAATTCTGCTGTTGAGAATCGTCAGGTTCCGGCAAAATGTCTCCCATTCGGTTTCCGTGGAATTCCGGTCATAAAGACTAGTGATTCTCTCAAGGACACCGGCGGACTGCTTACATTTGCTGGAATGAGCTTCAGCGGTGATACAAGGCTTTCCGGATCAATGGGCGCCTCCGTGACCAACGCGATCACAGGTTCAATCATTCCGCCTCTTCCTTTCCGTTTCAAGGTCACAAGGGGTGAGCTTGGACAGGTGGATCCTAACATTGGAGCTCCTGGAACAAACGAGAGATCTGATTCAAGATTCTACTGGGGAGTCGTTACTAAGAGGCTTCCGCAAACAGGATCGCAGGAAAATGCCATTCTGAATCCAAACGCAGGCACGTTGGAAAATGAACTTGTCAGAAGTTACACCAAGTTCCACGGAATCTCCAAGCTTGGAACACTTATCACAGGGTCCGGTGCGGACGTCTTCAATGCCAATAAGTTCACGATGGCAAGGGTTGCGCTTGCAAATGCGTCACTCTCAACTGTGACAGGAACAGCAGATGTTCACATGAAGGAAGCCGCTTACATCAGGAATGGAACACCGAACGGAGTAGACTACACAGTTACGGTCGGTGGATCAAGCAGGGTCACAATGGCTACCTTGGTTGCGTCTTCCTCGATAATCTTCAACAGGTTCTCACCTTTCAACAAGTTCACCACAGTCTTCTATGGCGGTTTCAACGGTCTCAATGTTCTCGACAGAGACAACAGGAACATGACCGACAGGGCAGCCTCGACAGAGGCCTCTGTGGCAGCAATCGGTTCCGGCAAGGCATCTGGTGACATTGAGGTGGGACTCAAGCAGAATGCTGCTGGAATCGGAAAGGACAACAATGTCATCGCTGCATACCGCGCAGCGACAGATATTCTGACGGATGAATTCAGCTCCAACGTGAATGTCCTGGCAATCCCAGGCATCAGGGACTCCTTTGTGACCACATATGCTGGTGATGCAGTCAAGAACTTCTCAAAGGCAATGTTCATCCGAGACATTCCATCATATGACGATTCTGGTAATCGACTGTGGATTGACTCTACTGTTCGCACCAACGTTCGAAGCACGACTGAAACCTTCACTGGGCTTTCAATAGACAACAACTATGTTGCAACGTACTTCCCAGATGTCTACGTTCAGGATGAAGTTCTCAATAGACGAGTCAAGGTTCCAGCATCAATCGCAGCTTTGGGAGCAATCTCATACAACGATCGAGTCTCATACCCATGGTTTGCACCTGCAGGTTTCAATCGTGCTGCCCTGGACTTTGTGAACAATGCCTCAGTTAGACTGAGCCAGCTCGATAGAGACACCCTGTACGATGCTAGGATTAATCCAATCGCATCTTTCCCACAGGGAGGATTTGTGATCTTCGGTCAGAAGACACTCCAGCTTGCAACGACAGCACTAAACAGGGTCAACGTGCGCAGGCTCCTCCTAGAGGTGAAGCGAGTTGTGAGCTCTGTTGCAAACTCACTCCTGTTCGAACAGAACAACTCAACCACAAGGTCGAGATTCGTAACCGGTGTTTCACCCCAGCTCTCTCTCATCCAGGCGCAGGCCGGTATTGAGAGGTTCAGGGTTGTATGTGATGCAACAAACAATACTGATGCCGATGTGGAGGCAAATCGCATGAATGGAAGAATCGTGATAGTTCCAACAAAGACGGTGGAATTCGTTGCGATCGATTTCGTGATAACTCCAGCAGGCGTTCAGTTCCCGTAATAGATAATCGAGTATGGAGCACACCTAATGGCTGAAATCGTAAACAAGAGCCCAGGCGTATCAACACGTGAGATTGACCTCTCCGCACCGGCCTCAACGCCGCCAACCGGTGTGCCTGCTGGCGTGATTGGAACCTCGCTAAGGGGGCCTGCATTTGTACCTGTAGTTGTGGGAACATTCCGCAGCTTCGTGACAAGGTTCGGTGAGAGTGATGGCGAGAAGTTTGGGCCGCTTGCTATGGCACAGTGGCTCTCGAACGCAAGGGCCGGTGCATTCGTCAAGGTGCTTGGCGTCGGTGACGGAAAGAAGAGGTCAAACTCTGGAAATAATGCCGGAAAGGTGACGAACGCCGGATTCGTTGTTGGTTCACAGCAGGTTCAGGCTAATGGTGACCTCGGCAATAATGCGTACTCTTTCGGGGTCGGTGAAGGAAGGTCATACTTCCTCAATGCATTCATGTCTGAGAGCGCGGGGTCAACCGTCTTTAGTGATGCAGGCCTCCAGACTTCTGCTAAGGCTATTCCGATAATTCGTGGTGTGATGTTCACTCCACAAGGTGTCCAACTTTCGCTGTCTTCCTCAAACATAGCAGCATACCTGAACGTTCTTTCGGCATCAAACCAGATGGCCTCCGCGGTCGGAGCTGTCACAGGAACTGTCAATACTGCTGGCGGCGCACAGACATTCGTTCTCTTCCTATCGGGCCACAAGTCGACCGATGCTTACAGCAATGTGCTCACGGCAAGCTTTGATCCTGTAGCACCAAACTACTTTGCTGATGTCTTCAACAGGGATCCAAAGCTCATAGAGAAGGCAGGACACTTCCTCTACACAGCATACGATTTCTTCCCTAAGGTAGCGACTGTTTCTGCTACAGGCCTCGATCAGGCAGGTCAAAGCAACGAAGTTGCTGCTGGACTTGTTGAGGCAGTGTTCCTTGCAAAGGGCAACACATATAACAGTGGAACTGTTACGACTCCCAACTATGATAACTTTGAGGACAGGTTCCGCACCGCTTTCAGCCCATACTTCACATCGCAGAACTTTGGCGGTCAGATCTACAACCTGTTCAGAGTTCATGCAAGGGACGATGGTGCTTACGCAAACACCACCTTCAAGGTCAGCATATCGGACATCGCATCATCCACTGATCCTACATCTGAGTACGGGACATTCACACTGTCAGTTAGACAGTTCAATGACACCGATGCGAATCCTATCGTTCTTGAGAGTTTCACAGGCCTGAGCTTGAATCCGAACTCGACAAGGTTCATCGGCAAGATGATTGGTGATCTCAACACCTACTACGACTTCGACAGGGTGGCAGGTGCACAGAAGCTGACGATCGAAGGCAACTATCCGAATGTCTCCAACTACATCAGGGTCGAGATCGACGATGATGTCACAAATCAGGAAGTTCCTGCAAGCTCCCTCCCAGTCGGATTCAGGGGTCACTACCACCTGGTCACCTCTGGCAGTGGAATCACTGACGCCACGACGATCAACAGCGGAAGCTTGTTCAATCAGCCGCCAACTCCGTACAGACTGAATATCTCGACGGGAACTGG